TGGTGATCTGTTGTGTATACTGGGTAATACCCTTTCGGTCAGTATACGCTAGTCTTGAGTTTTCTTCTAACACTGTCTCTACATCTTCTAGTAGCTCATCTAGCGCTTTTACCGAGTCCTCATCTTGCACATAACAGCGAAGAGTTACGGATAGAAACCTATCCTTATACCCTCCTGCTTGATATTCTCTGGTCTCTCCGCCCGCATTTAGATGCACCGCAGGAAACTCTTCTACCTCATCCCAGAACTTTAGCCTAGGTGATATGTTTTCATTAAGATCTGACAAGTAACCGCCTGAGCCGTTAATGCTCTTTAGCTTGTCTACGATTGCGTTTGTTATACCCAATCGTCTTGTTGTATAGTCTCTTTCTGCCATTATATTCTCCTAGTGTAGAATCTGCCCAGGGCCATTTGTTGTGCTACTTCTCTTATAGATCTATCAATAATCATTCGAGGGTCTCTATCTGGAGTAGCCCATCGAGGGTCTCCTGCACCCATTTCAAACACTTGATAAGGCTCTTTATCATAAGTATATCCAATGCTCGGAAACCCTTTAGCTGTTTCCGTGTACTCTAATACTTTAACGCTTTCCGAAAACCGCCCCGTTCTATTTACTAGAGAAGGCGGTCTCATATTCTTTCTTACAGTCTCCGGCAAGTTCTTATTTAACATAGCAACCATAGCCAAAGGATTACTTGTAAAAGTCTTCTTTGCTTTAGACAGTTTTGGAGCACTTGCTTTTTTATTACCCTTCACAGAGGCTTTACCTTTGGCTTTGCCTTTTGACTTAACCTTGCCTTTGCCAGGCTTATAAGCTCCTTTCGATTTACTATCTAACTGCATTTTTACGTTCTTATTCTTTGCAGCACTTCTTGCCAAAGGCCTAATAATCGCCTTTGTAGCTAAAGTTTTTAAGCTATCTGAGCCTTCCATGTTTAAAAATTCGTCTTCTGTAAAACTAGAAAACATCTTCATGGCCGCGTTTTTAGCAACTTTCTCATAGTATGAGTCGGTCACACGGTTTGTATACTTGTCCTGATATTGCAGGGCTGGTACATAGTCTGCACGTAGTCGGCCTTTTGCATCAATAGTTGTAGCATACTCTATGGTACAGCCAAGTATCATAGAATGAGATAATGAGTCTATTTCGCCAGACTTTAGAAGTCCATTAGCACTTTTCTCAACGTAAGCATTAAACTCTGCTTGCTGCTCAGGAGTAAGTAGGTCTTGTATGCCTTGAGAAGCCTGGCTAATACTTAAACCAGAGATAGCAGTACCGGTGCCTGCACCATGCCCTCTATCTACCTTACCTGCAATAGTATCTGCAAAGTCTTTTTGCGATTTTCTAGTAACAAGTGCTTTTATTATTTCTTTCTTTAGCGCTCCTGCAGTAGCAAATGAACCTACTAAAAAAGCCTCTCCCTTTCTGATAGCTGCGTATATTTCGGGAGCGTCTCCTTTAAGTTTTATACCAGGGACGGTATTATCCAAGCCGGGAGCTGCGCGGGTATCGAATCTATTCTTTTTAAAGTAGTTAACTTGCTTTATTACTGCGATTTTTCTGGCTTTGACTAAGTTAGTAGCATTGTTATACCGTCTGAATCTCTTCTTCGGCATATGCTTCCTTTCCATCATCTCTAGTATGATGTTGTCTAACCACATCAAGTCCTGTAAGTAAACAACCTGAGGTCTGGTACCTGCATGTTTTCGGATAGCCGCAGACTCCTCCTGGGAGGCTGCCTTTAGTATCTGATCAGACATCCGTTTCTTGACGGAGGCATTACTCACTTAGAAGTTCTTATAAAGATCCAGTATACGTTTGATATGGTCGGGGAAGCCTACATTACCAGACTGCCCAGACGTACCTTGATTCTGGATGCTTGCGCCTGACAAAGTTTGACGCTGTTTATGTTCGTCTTTATGATAGTAGGAAATTAAATCAATTACTGCTAACTTGAGATCTGCGGGGCAGGTTGCGTAGCCGCCTTTATATATTACTTTAACAGAGCCTGGGCCTCTTGGAAACTCTTTATAGCCTGTAGAACCGTCACTGCGGTATACAGTGTCTGTCTCAAGGTCTACATAATAGTCTCCATTTGCTTCACTGAGAGTAGTATATGCACTAGTGATGGTTTTTCTTTCTTGTAAGGAGATAACCTCTATAAGAGGAGCCTCTTCAAGAGAAACCATATAAGTAGAGTAGTCTATATTAAAAGTCTCTGTTTTGTTGTTATTATTGTAGTGATCAATAATAGTACTATTACAGTAAGTTTTTACTAATTGACTCACAGAAGTGACTAATTCCTCAAGACGAAGATCGTCACCGAAGCCGGTAATCTTTTTCGCTGTTTTATAATCATCTAAGGTTATTAAATTTGCCATTCTTTATAAGTCCATTAGTAAAAACTTAGGAGAGCGAACTCTCCTTCGTTTTTCTACTTTGTAAAATAAAACAATGAGGTGGCGAGCCACCCCAAAGTTATTAGTATTACTATTACTCGGTGTCGTAGATAGTGTGTACTGCTGGGAAGTTTGCAGTGTAACCGGCAACCAACTCAGAGAAGCCAATTGACTGGCTAGCAACAAGATCGGTGCGCTGGTTAGTTACTGAGTAATCAGACTCAATGCTAACGCCGCGCAGACGAGGAATAACGTAGTTACGAGTGTTAACCAACTGGAATACAGTATCGTTATCACCACGAGTAAGCAGATCAGAAACAACAACCTGGATACCGTAGATAGAACCAACAGTACCAGAAGTCTTGCTGTTCAGATCGCCTACCTGAGAAACATCAGCAAAAGCTGCGTCTTGCATCAGTTCCATGTAGCCTTGTGGGCTAACAATCAGTGCCAGGTCAGCAGAGTTAATACCATACTTACCCATCTGTGAACGCGCCTTAACAACTTCCAAAGAAGTCAGGATCTCGCCAGCAGTGTTGTGAGAGAAGTCAGTTACAGCAAGACCACCAAGAGCACTAACGTCTTGAGACAAGCCAACGCCTTGGTCAGTGCCATTAACACCAACTAAACCGCTGATAGTTACGCCATTGTCACCAAACATACACATCTTATCTTTAGCACGTGCATGAGCGCGAGCCATAGCAGACTGAAGCATAGGAAGCAGTGATACAAGAGTCTTCTCGTCAGTGTCATTCAGCAGGTTAGTGCTAGAAATCAGACGATGAGGCTTCAAGATTACCTGACCAACTGCGTAAGCAGAGTTAGTAGCAGCAGTACCGTTAGTGTTGTTTTCCAAGTTACCAGCAGCAGCGGCAGTAGCGAAGCTAGCTGCTTCAGCATCTGGATTGATTGGCAGAACGGTAGCACCACCACTTACAGCGATTTCACGGAAAAGGCCAGCTACTTTTTGCTCTAGCTTAACTTCTTCTTCGAACTGAGTAGCAACAGTAGTATCTAGAGAGATAGTTACGTTACCAGTAGCAGTTACAGCTGCGCCAGCTTTTTCCATGATCTCACGACCATAATCAGTGTCCATACCTTTACCAGTAATTTTACCGAGGATGTGGGCGCCTAGGATCTCAGAACCTGATGCTTCAGAAGCACCACGGCCAGAGAAGTCACGCTTGCTCTTACGCATAGATTCCATTTCAGCAGCTTTCTCTGCGAGGTCTGCTTTATACTTCTCAACGATTGCAGCGTGGTCAGCGTTCTTAGCTTCAAACTCTTTTTCGAGGTCAGCTTGTAAAGCTTCTACGCCAGTTTGAATACCAGTTTCGATGCTTGATTTAATTTGTACGCCTTCAGCTGCTTTAGCGGCTTCGGCTTCTTGAGCTGCTTTAGCTACTGCTTCGTCAGCTGCTTTTTGCTCGGCTTGCTTCATAGCAATCTTAGCAGCTGTGTCTTCAGCTACCTTCTTTGCAAAAGCTTCCAAGTCGATGTTTTGATTGTCCATTTTGATCTCCTGATCTGCGGAATTAAGTTCCGCGCTTTTCGGTGTGTGGTCACTAGCTATATTTGAAGAGATATCTTCGTCCTTAGCCAGAGACTGACCGGCTAGATCTACACGATTAGTGAAAGTTTTTTTGAATTCTTCGTACTCATCAGATGAGTCAAAAGACTTCGCGAGCGAAAAAGTAGCTGCCTGGTTACAAGGTACGGAAACAACCGATACCTCAAACAACTCAGCGTCCTTAATCATTAGTCCATCAGTTTCCTTTAGGTAATCCGCGTCCTTGACTTTGAAACCGACGGAAAAGGCTCCAAGGACACCGTCTTTAACGAGTGCAGCAACATTGCCAGGGGCATTTTTGCTGATCTTACATTCGAGTTCTAAACCATTTGGTCCTGCTTTCATACCTGTGGCTCGACCAATTGGTCTGTCATAGTCATGATTAAACAGAATAATTGGATTTTTCTCAAAGTTTTGTAATCCACCTTTAGTCCAAGCCTCAGCTGAGATTGTATCACCTGCGCGATCAAAATCTGCTGTACTAGCCATACCACGGATCATTACTGATCCATCGTCTGATTCTGCGGCCTTGAAAGTAGATGTTAGATTAAAAATCTTATTCATATTATTTCTCTACAGTACTTGCCCTGAGTGCTGCTAAAGGGTCTTGTTTTACGGGCTCTGGCTCATCTTTAATAGGTTGAGCTAGTTCCCAGTATTCTGGGTGGTGCTTCTCGAACAGTTCTAACATTCTAGGGTACCCACCTATGGTGTGTACCATTATTTTATCTGTTACAGGCTTTCTGCCGTCTCGCTTGAAAGCAGCGTAAGACTTAGGTAAGCCGTGCTCTGCGAAGTATGCTGCTAACTTCTTTAGCAGTTGTTTATTATACATCTTCCTCTTCCTGAGGCGGCCTTCCGCCCTCATCTGGGTTTGCTGCTGATCCTGCAATATTCGCAGGAACTCTTATATCTTCTGCTTCTTTTCTAGTATTGTATCCTAATGCTTCGCGAGCTTCGTTCGGGCTAATAATACCGCCATTTACTAGTGAGGTATAGTACGCTGCAGTGTCTCGTAGCTCTGGCTGTAAAGCCGGTACGTTTGTTACGTCTTCTACAATCTCAAAACCAAAGAAACGGGAAAACCCTGAGTTTAGTTTCGCAACGATAGGTAGTACGGTTTCAAGGTAATATAGTCTCATATTCGGACGAATATTTGCGTTGTTACCTGAATCTAAAAGAATAGGAGGTACTCCCATTGCTTTTAAAATAATCTTTTCATTCTCAGCAATAGAGGTTTGAAAGTCTAAATCTTTAAAACTTACATTTGAAATCTTGTCTAGCTCAATACCACCGTCAAGAATAAGAGGGCGTCTGCCACCAGTATCTGGTCTATAACGACTCTGCCAAGAGACCATCATGCGTTCTTTAATTTTATCAGACAAAGTATTCGGAGATTTTAGTACTAGACCTGGAACAGCTCCGTTCTTAAAGAAGTTATCTTGGAAGTCTCTCATTCGGCTAATAAGTTGCATAGTGCGGAGCGCAGGCTTCAGGCGTGATACGCCTCGATAAACATCATAGAAAGAGTTGTCTTTGATGTGGATAATTTCTTCCGGGCTGTACTCAATATCATTATACATATACTTCTCAATATAAGTCCTAGAGTCTCCATGTATTGTTACCTTGTCAGCAGGTAGATGGTATAGGTGAGCCCCATCAAAGTATACAAAAATGTTGCCATCAAGCATAAAATCAGTAATAAGATTACGTCTAAAAGTGTTGATGTCTTGGAAAGGGTTTGGTTCTTTTGTGAGCAATAACTCAACTTTAGATCTCTTCACGCCTTTAACAATACCTGGTCTAGCCACAGGCTTGACGGTAGTATTAACACCCGCTGTGTCGTCTACGACAATGTTAACTGCTCTATTTACAATCTCTAGGCTTTCGTAGTAATGCTCGTAATTGGATGTGTATTCACGAGAAGATTCAGTTTTTCCGCCGCCCATATATTGCTGACCCGGATTAAGTTTCTCAACTTCTTCCGTTCCCGCTTTATTTTGAAAAGGATTATACCAAGCCATGTTTTTCTCTTTGAATCTCTACCCAGCGCATTTGTTTCTTTGCAGTCCCTAGCGCAGGGTCTTTGCCATATATTTTGTGAAGGGCTAAGTGATGTGTATGACATATTGTTACTGTATGGTCATACAGCTCGGCACTATGCTCTTCAATGAAGTCATCCCTGAGTGCTTGTATATAGTCAGGGTTCAGCTTGTTCTTTGTAAGCCACTGGTTTAGCAGTGGTGTCAAACTATAAAAATGGTGGAAATCAAGTTGTTCTGTTTCGCCACAAATACGACATTCTGTCCCTTTCTCATACTTGGACTTTGCCTTGTCTCGTACATACTTTACTGCGTCGCGTTTTAGTTTAGGCATTTTCTTTCCGGTTCTTCATTTTTCATTAGAAGAATTATATCGAGTTTAAGGTAACTTGTCAATAACTATTTTTCCGTAGGTCATCGCTAGAAGGAAACATTTGAGGTAATAAATGAGTACAGTGCGTAACGAAGTGCATCTGCCATGTGTGATGCCATGTTATGTTTCGGTTTTTCCTTTATAAGATTCGGATTTGGATCCCATTGATACGCATCTACACAGGAGAGCGATTCCTTCGCAGCTTGATCAACAAAGAGGGAGTCGTTGTCGATAATGGCTGCAACATGGCCAATTCCATCGATGATAGATTTCTTCGCGTTAATAGTTGATATTCCATAGTTCTGCGCGAAATCGAACCTTGTTTGTTGAGCAGCTGAGTCAATATAA